ATAATCACTTGAGTTAAATCAATCTAAAAGGGCGGTTCTTTTTAGGATCGCCCTTTTTTTTATCTTCATAAGTATTGTTGGACGAGAGAAACTGTCATATGAGTTACACAATACACACGTTAATAGACATTACACCAACAGGAAAACATCGGAACAGAAACGATGAAGGTAAAGCAGTTGATCAACAAACAAATTGGTTAACTTTTCAGAACTGTGCTATGTTGCGTACTAACATGGAATTTGGTGATGTAGTTGTAAAAGAACAAATTGTTGACAAATATTTGTTTGGCAAAGACTTCCAAGGCAAACAAAAAGTGTGGAGTGTAACAGCAACGCCTGATCAAGCAGATGCGATTAATGGAAATATGTTAAAGGATGATTTTGACCTTGTGCCAATGATAAATGGATTGGATGAAACTATCAAAAAGCACAACGAACTGTTTTTAACAAGGGATGAAGACAAGGCAAACATATTGTTCATTAACACTTCTGATAATGCAGATAACACATAATATAAATAAAACTGTATAGGCGCTAATTAAAAATAGGCAGAACACTAGGCCTCTTCCACAGAGCAATATTAACATTGGAAGCGAGGAGCAAAATGGCGACCAAATTAGAAAAAGAAAACTTAGAAGCACACGTAGATTTGTGCGAACAGAGATATAAAAACCTTGAAACTCGTTTAGAAAAAATCGAGGAAAAGGTAGAGAATATCCACGAGGACATACAGTCAGGTAACAAAAGCATGGTGAAAGTAATCATTGGTGCTACTGGTACTATTGTTGCAGGGCTATTGAGTACGATTGTTGTACTGCTCCTTAAATTTCCTGGATAATAAACAACCCTTACATAATCACTAAATACTGGTATGCAAATCAAAGAGATCATATCAGAAGGCGTCGTACAGATTTGGAGTCGTACAGGTGGCAAAATGGTACGGAAGTACAGATGTACATCTGGTCCTAGAAAAGGACGTATTGTATCATCACCAGGGGTATGTACCCAACCCAAAAAAGTAGGATCAATATTTGCAATCAAGAAAGCCAAAGCCAGAAGAGGATCGGTCATTAAAGTAAAGACTGCTCGTACAAAAAGAGCAACAGGTTCTAGACGTATTGCAAAACTTAATAGACCAACTACTTTGAAAAGAGCAAAAATTAGAAAACCAGGCAGATCAGTAAGTTACGGTAGACGTAAGCCAATAAGAAAATAAAATGAGATACAAAGAAATAATAGAATCTGATTACATGAAAGACCTAATCAAAAAGATTGGTCCTAGTAGATTAAAGACAGGTAAACCTGTGCCACCTAACACTTTACCGTCTGGCAATATTAAATCTACAGGCACTAAAAATGTGGGACAGAGAATGGACAAAGCAATCACAAAACAATTGATGCGTCCTGGTGCCAAAATCCCATTGCCTGTTAGTCCTAATAGAGAACAAGATTTTGAAATAGACAAAGTGGATAATGATCAAGTGACACTTAAAAATCCAAGACCAAAACAAGGCGAACCTACAACAACCACAATAAACCAAAAAGACCTTGAACCTGTTATTACAAACATAATGAGAAGAGTAAGGAGCCAATCCTAATGCAACTCAATGAACTTATAGATAAATTTTATATCTATACCTCTAATGAGGAAGAGGATCTGTTACGCAAAATGAAGCAACCATGTGCGTTGAACATTTTAACAGATAGAGAAAAATTTGTTGCAGAGTCTTGCATTAGAAAAGGATTGCTAACCAAAATTCAAATGAAAGACTCCATTATGTTGGTAGTGAATGACCCAGAAAAATTTAAGTCTTAAACTTGCAGAATTAATAGATAAGTCTATCCAAAAGTATTGTGTGCCTATTCAAAAAGGCAACAGTATTAGAATCAAGCATATTGTTATTAGGAAGAATAAACATAATCATCTTGTTATAGATTTACGTTACAACAAACAGATCGCAACATTCTTCAGTAAAACAGGCGCTGTTGCCTGTGCAGTAGCCACAGCAAAGGGCAACACAGATATCAAGCACATTGTGGATATGGACCGCAGATTGCAAGAAAAATACCTAGAATGCGTGAATTACAAGAGTGTACTTGAAAAAAGCAGTGATGAACAGTACAAACAGACTATCACAATACGGTATGAAATAGCATGGGAAGATTTAAATACAATCAAGCAGACATTGTTAGACATTGTGTTTGATAAATAAAACGTAGGTACAATAAATTATGAGATTAGACCAATTAAAAGCAGAAATTACAGCAGAGCAAGTGAATGACAAATTCGCTCAAATCTTTGGCGAAAAAGTAAATTTACACTCTTTCAGCACAGATCAATTAGAAAGCACTAGACAAAAAGTAATAGGCAAATTAAGCCAAATTCAGAATGCTTTGAGTTTTGATTCATTGAATGATTCAGAAGACTATCAAAAGCAAAGAATGTTATTGGATTTATTAGACAAAGCAATCCAAGAAAGACAGACTAACGAAGGTGGTAATGCTTGGGATATTGCTCAAAGAGACGCGAAAGAAGAAGTTATTGATTCTGCTGATGAAAAAGAAGCAATTGAAAGAATAAAATCTCATATGTATTCTAATCCTAAAGACCACGACGAAAGTTATGCAAATGACATACTAAATGATATGATTAAAGATATCAAAGAAAAAGGTTTAGACACAGTGCAACATCAGATTGCAACACAAGATGGTCCTATGGAAGGAAATGCATTTGCACAGGCAGTACAAAAAGCAAAAGCGGCAGGTATGAAAAAAGGCGATAAATTTAAAGTAGACGGCAAAGAATACACTTTACAAGATGCAGAGGATTTATTAGCAAAAGTTATGAACGAAAAAGCAAAACCAGATTATATAGATTTAGATAAAGATGGCAACAAAACAGAGCCAATGAAAAAAGCGGCTAAAGACAAAGAAAACAAAAAAGTAAAAGAGCACGGACAAGACAACACGTTTGACGAGGCTGGCTGTGTAGGCGAAATGAAAAAACTTTTTGCAAGTGGTTGTTCAAAAAATGAAATGCTATCTAAAGTAAAAGAAAAATACGGTTGCGGTAAAGAAAAATTTGAAAAATTATACGCGGCAAACTGTAAGAATGAATCAGTTGTAAAAGAAGGCGCTGAAGACGAAGCACAATTGGTAATGGCATCCAAAGACATGGTTGACAAAGTTACTGGTTGGATGGAAGACACAGCAAGTATGATGTCAGAAGGCTTACTTGAATTAACTGACGCAATTAGAGACGAAATGGGTTCTGAACAATCAGAGGCATTTGAAAATCAAATTAAACCAGCACTAGAGAGTTTATACTCAACACTAGAAACTACAAGAGAGTCACTAACCGGTGGCGTAGCCATTGTAACAGGCGAACAAGCACCAACGCAAATGGGTGCTGAACCTGAGGTACCAGCAGAGGAACCAGCAAGTGATGACGATATGCCAGATCAGGCAGACGACTTTTCAGCAAGTGAACCAGCAACAGGCGGTGAAGAACCAGCAGACAGAGGCAAAAGAGAATCTGTAGTAAGGCTTTCACGTAGACTGGCAGAAGTTTTATCTCGTTCAAAAAAAAAGGCTTAATTTCGGAAGCCTCCGACACAAAACTAATACAGATATTTAGAAACTTAATATCAACAGCAGACACAAATTCTCAACCTGCAATATTAAATTATCAGGCTTTGAGTAAGATGTTAAGCAACGTCGGAGGCTCCAACATCAGTTACGATGGATTTAAACAGATGTATGATGCTAATCCTGAATTAAAAAACATAGTGAAAAAATTTGATTCCACAACAATACATTTAAAAACAAAAGCAGATTCGGATGCAGATCCTGTAAGCGATAAAAAATCTTCTGACAGTGTAGAGAAAATGGCAAAACGTGCCACTGCCAAAAGAAAGTAATTGACAACTCTTTAACTTTGTTATAAAATATTAAGAAAAACAACACAATTCATCTGAGTAACAAAATGACATTGATACAAAACAAATACAACTACAAAGAAATAAAACGTTCTAGTGTTAACGGCAGAAGGATGTATATGTGTCCAGACGGGAACGCAGTTGCCAGTGTGACCACTATTTTAGACAGCACTAAAGATAAAACTTATTTGATGGAATGGCGTAAAAAGGTAGGTGAAGAAACTGCTAAGATGATTACAAAAGAAGCCAGTGGCATAGGAACTCGTATGCACAAATTTTTAGAAGATTACATCAATAATGGAGAATGGAAAGATCCTGGATCTAATCCTTATTCCCAACAAGCACACAAAATGGCAAAAGTGGTGCATGATAAAGCATTAGTTCACGTGAACGAATTTTGGGGCACAGAGGTCAATCTATATCATCCTAAAATATATGCAGGCACAACTGACTTGATAGGCATGATGAAAGGTGAGCCTGCAATTATGGACTTTAAGCAAACAAATAAACCTAAGAAAAAAGAATACATCGAAGATTATTTTTTACAATTGGTTGCCTATGCTGAAGCACACAACGAAGTGTATGGTACAAACATTAAATCAGGACACGTTTTAATGTGTAGCAGAGACTTTCAATATCAACAGTTTGATATTTCTCCTAACGATTACGACAAGTATAAAAAAACTTGGTGGAACAGAGTCGAAGAATATTACGTTAAGTACGCAGTTTAAATCCATTAAACTAATCAAATAAATAACACTATGCCAGAAGTTAGCAGAGAAGGTGATACACTATCAACAGGACATGGTTGCACAGGTGAAACTGTGTTGGATATACCTACACAATCTAAAGTTTTTATAGAAAATAAATTAGTTGCTAGAGTGGGAGACCCAACAGTACCTCATTCGCATAATCCTCCATTGTGTCCAGATCACGTAGCAAACGTTAATGTGGGTAGTTCTAAAGTAATAATTGTAAACTCACCTGTTGCTAGAGTAGGTGATAGCACTGATGCAGGGGAAATGACAACAGGATCAGCGAAAGTGATCATTGGCGGATAAATTCAATAAATACTCAGCAAGGAGTTTAAAGTGGCAATAGTTTCAATATCGAGAATACAGGTACGTAGAGGTAGAGAGAACCAGGACGGAGTACCTCAATTAGCAAGTGGTGAAATAGCATGGGCTGTGGACACACAAAAATTATACATTGGTAATGGTGCAGTTTCAGAAGGAGCACCAGCAGTAGGTAATACTGAAATCCTTTCAACAAAAACAAATTTATTTCAATTAGCAGATCAATACATTTACAACAATGGCGGTGAGTCTGCGGCAATAACAGGTGATCCTGCAATTTCAAGAACATTACAACAAAGATTAGATGAAAATGTTTCTGTACTTTCATTTGGCGTAAGTGGTGACAACTCAGAACAAACTGCGTTATTACAATATGCAATAGACCAATTGTTTGCTAACACAGACAAAGCAACACCTAGTTCAAGAGTCACTTTGAAAATTCCAGCAGGTCAATACAGATTAAATGCAAGTTTAAAATTACCTCCACACACAAACATTGTTGGAGATGGAATTGCAAAAACAATAATCATACAAACAGGTAATGAACCTGTGTTTGAAACTGTGAATGATACACGTACTACAAGCAACGCAGGCGATCAAGCATCTACTACAAATGCCAATCAGGCACGTGATATAAGATTAGAAGGCATGACACTTGAAACAAGTGGCGACAATATTGGATTGTTATTAAGAGATTGTCGAAACAGTAAGTTTAATGATTTACATATTAAATCAGATTGGACTTCTGGAACTGCTAGTACTTCAAACAGCATTGGTATAAAATGTTTAACACTGTCAACTAACCAAGACATTGCTCAAAACAACAACAACATATTTGACGGAGTTAAAATTGAAGGATTTGGTTATGCTTTAATAAGTGACTATTCAGCATTGATGTTGGACAACGTTTTCACAAATGGTGTAATTGAAATGTGTGATTATGGAATACAACTTGGCTTTGATGCTAACAATGAAGGCAACATAGCACAAGGACCTACAGGTAATAAATTTAACAACACAAAATTTATTGATGTTGATCAAAACGGTTTGGTTGTGTTTAATGGCACACACAATTCAAGCACAAACAATAGATTTTTTGATGTAGGTAACGATGGTGGAGATGAAGGTTCACCTCAACATTCTATTATTAACTTCAAGTCCGCAGGAAACAAGAGTGATGGAGACTTTTTTGCAAGAACATATCCACAAGCAGTAGATTCTGCAAATGGTCAAACAGTTTATGTTCCTGAAATAACAGGCACACACTCTGGAACACTTGCTGAAAATTTACAAATTACATTAATAGATTCACAAACTCCTGTGCAGTGGTTAAAACTGCCTGCAGATGTTTCCAAACACATAGAAATAGATTATGTGTACAAAGGTGATTTAGCAAATGAAAGAACTGGTACACTTACAATAAACGTAGACAAAGAAAATGACACAGTAACACTTGACGATGAGTTTAGATACACAGGTACTTTTGGCGCTAATCAACCAGACCCAGTTTTCACAGCACAATTAGGACTAACAGGCAACAACACACTTATACTATCTTTTGCAAAACCAAATATAAATGAATCCGGAACAATTAACATATCAATTAGATCAACCCACTAATCAATTATTATTCAATTCAAGTTACGAGCAAAGACTTTCAACCTGGCGTAACCTTAGAAACACTTCAACAAACGATAAAGATTTCATTGCCACTGTTTTAAACGTCTATCAGCACTGTCCGTTGACCAATACTGATACCGATTATTTTAAAAATGATACTTGGCCAACTGCATGGCAACTATTAGAAAAAAATGAATACAATTTGTTTGACAAATGTCTAGCAGTTATGTATACTGTTAACTTAACTGAGCGTTTTTGTGATGAAAAATTCTCGATAATTAGAGCAGTTACAAAGGAAGAATCCAAGAACAACCATAAGTTTTATTATATTATTAAAGTAGGTAGTTTATATATAGACTGCCAGAATAAAGAAAGTTTTGATGAACAAACATTTGACAAAAAATATATTCAACAATATAATAAAATCATACGCGAAACTGATAAGTAATAGTTTAAACGGAATTGAATACGAATAGGAAGACAATGGAATTAACAACATCTAAGGAAACAATCACAAATACTTCAACAATACAAATCAAGAAAAGAGATGGTCGTTTAGAACCACTAGATATTGATAAGATTCATTTTGTTGTTGAAGAGGCTTGCGAAGGCTTGTCAGGTGTGTCAAGTTCGCAGATAGAAATTAATGCCAACATACAATTCTATGACGGCATGACTACAAAAGAAGTACAACAAATTTTAGTAAGATCAGCAAATGATCTTATTTCATTAGAAGCACCCAACTATCAATATGCCGCGGCTAGACTTTTATCTTATGATGTAAGAAAAGAAGCACACGGACAATACGAATATATTCCATTACTAAAATTAATAATGAGAAATATCAGAGTTGGTGTATATGATAAAGCAATAGTTGAACAGTTTAACAAAACTGAAATAAAGAAAATGAATACCTGGATAAAGAGAGACAGGGATTTGGATTTTACATACGCAGGATTAAGACAAGTTGTTGACAAGTATCTTGTGCAAGACAGAAGCACAGGTGCATTGTATGAAACTCCTCAAGATATGTACATGATGATTGCGGCAACCTTGTTTGCAAACTATCCAAAGAAAAACAGAATGTCATATATTAAAAAATATTATGACGCAATATCAACATTTAAAATTAACATACCTACACCAGTAATGGCTGGAGTAAGAACTCCTATAAGACAATTTGCATCTTGTGTACTTGTAGACAGTGATGATACACTACCATCGATTTTTTCAAGTGATATGGCAATTGGTTTATATGTTGCCAGACGTGCAGGTATAGGAATTAATGCAGGACGTATCAGAGGCATTAATTCTAAAATTAGAGGTGGAGAGGTACAACACACAGGTGTCGTTCCGTTCCTAAAAAAATTCGAATCAACTGTAAGATGTTGTACGCAAAATGGAGTGCGTGGTGGAAACGCAACGGTACACTTTCCAATATGGCATCAAGAGATTGAAGACATACTTGTATTAAAAAATAACAAAGGTACTGAAGACAACAGAGTAAGACGTATGGACTACTCCATACAGATATCTAAATTGTTCTATGAAAGATTTATAAATGAAGATGAGATAACTTTGTTTTCACCTCATGAAGTACCAGGATTGTATGATGCATTTGGAACAGATAAGTTCGATGCATTGTATAAAAAATATGAAAAAGATGAATCTATTCCACGTAAAACAATTGGTGCACAAGAACTTTTCTTTGACCTATTAAAAGAAAGAGCAGAGACAGGTAGAATTTACATTATGAATATGGACCATGCAAACAGTCACAGTTCATTTAAAGACAAAGTTTCTATGAGTAATTTGTGTCAAGAAATTACATTGCCTACAACACCTATACAAGGCATTGATGATGACAAAGGTGAAATAGCATTATGTATTTTAAGTGCAATAAACGTAGGACAATTAAACAATTTAGACAGTTTAGAAAACTTATGTGATTTAGCAGTGCGTTCACTAGATGAAATAATTGACTACCAAGATTATCCAGTGAAGGCGGCAGAAGTCAGTACAAAAGCAAGACGTTCTTTAGGTATAGGATATATTGGTTTAGCACACTATCTTGCAAAACAAGGATACAAATATTCAGACAAAGGTGCTTGGGAATCAGTAGATAGATTGACAGAAGCATTTCAATATTATCTTTTAAGAGCATCATGTAATCTTGCAGAAGAAAAAGGCAAGTGTGATGGTTTTGATAGAACAAAATATGCAGATGGATTACTGCCAATTGATCACTACAAAAAAGAAGTTGATGAAATTGTGCCACACAAACAACGTATGGCATGGGAAAGTTTAAGAAAAGATATTGCAAAATATGGCTTACGACATTCAACATTGTCAGCACAAATGCCATCAGAAAGTTCTTCCGTTGTTAGTAACGAAACAAACGGTATTGAACCGCCTAGAGCATTACTGTCAATCAAGAAAAGTAAAAAAGGTCCATTAAAACAAATTGTTCCAGGATTCCCTAAACTTAAAAATGACTATACTCTACTTTGGGATATGCCAAGCAACGAAGGATACATTAAAGTTGTATCAATGATGCAGAAATATTTTGATCAAGCAATATCAGGCAACTGGAGTTACAATCCTTTACAGTTTGATAACAATGAAGTGCCTATTTCAGCAATGGCTCAAGATATGTTAACTGCATACAAATATGGTTGGAAAACTTCTTACTATCAAAATACATATGACTTTAAAGGTGAGGAAGAGGATGTGCAACCATCAGGAGTTGCAATGGAAGAACATTACGAAGTTAATGGCGAATCCATAAATGGTGAAGCACCATTAAATGGTCATTTAAATGGTCATCATGTAAATGGTGAAGCAAAAATGGAAACTGCTAAAGCAGAAGATGAAGATGGCGAATGTGAAGCCTGTACAATTTAGATTGACTAAATCACAAAATAAAGGTATAATTGATAATTAATACGTTATGGCGAAAACAGTATTCAATAGAGAAGATATAGACTTTACAAAAGAACCCATGTTCTTTGGTGCGGATCAAAACGTACAAAGATATGATGTGTTCAAGTACCCTCAGTTTGACAAATTAAATCAAACAATGCTAGGATATTTTTGGAGAGCAGAAGAAGTATCTTTACAAAAAGACAGAGCGGATTACCAATCATTTAGACCAGAACAAAAACATATTTTTACATCTAATTTAAAATATCAAACATTATTAGATTCAGTACAAGGAAGAGGTCCATGTTTATCTTTTTTACCTTACTGCTCTAATCCAGAATTAGAAGGATGTATTGTTACTTGGGACTTTTTTGAAACAATACACTCAAGAGCATACACACACATAATGAAGAATGTGTATTCGGATCCTTCAGAAGTTTTTGATACAATTTTAGATGATAAAGAAATTTTAAAGAGAGCAGTATCAGTTACACAAAATTACGATAAGTTTAGCGAATTGGCTCAAGACTATGTTGTAAGAGGTAAAGGTGATATTGCTGATGTTAAAAAAGCATTATACCTTGCAATGGTAAATGTTAATTTGCTAGAAGGTTTAAGATTTTATGTTTCGTTCGCTTGTACTTTCGCATTTGGTGAATTGAAACTTATGGAAGGTTCTGCTAAGATATTATCTTTAATTGCAAGAGATGAAGCAACACACTTGAACTTGTCTACACACGTTATCAAAGCATGGCAAAAAGGTGATGACAAAGAAATGACAAAAGTTATGAAAGGTTTAGACAAGACAGTAATTGATATGTTTAAAAAATGTGTCGAAGAAGAAAAAGCATGGGCAAAACATTTATTTAAAGATGGATCAATAATAGGATTGAACGAAAAACTATTAGGTCAATATGTAGAATGGATTTGTAACAAAAGATTAAGAGCATTAGGTTATGATCCTATATACGATATTCCAGCAAGTCAAAATCCTCTTCCATGGACACAGCATTGGTTATCATCAAAAGGTTTACAAGTAGCACCACAAGAAACAGAAGTAGAATCATATCTAATTGGTGGTGTGAAACAAGATGTTCAAAAAGGACAGTTCAAAAAGTTTTCATTATAATGCCAATAGACTATTCAGAACTTAATGGTTTAGAAGTTTTACTGCTTCTACTCTCAGGTAGAGACGGTTATTTTCTCTGGGGCATAATTGGTTTTGCTATCCTAGTCGTCATCATTAGTCATTTCGTTGATAAAAATGATGAAGTAGGAAAACATATCGATCCCACAGATCAAAGAACAAATATGTAATTGACAATTTCCTTTTTAGGAGTTACAATACACTATGGCAAAATATAATTTACTTTGTACAAATGATCATACTTTTGAAGGATGGTTTGCATCTGAAAAAGACTATTTGCAACAAAAAAGAAAAAAGATGATTGCTTGTCCAATGTGTGATGACACACAGATACGTAGAGCATTAATGGCTCCAAATATTAGTAAAAAGTCTAGTGCCAAAGGCAGTACCGCATTCTTTAATGGCAGAGCCGCAGTCAAGCATCTACGCAGTTGGATATCTCAAAACTGTGAAAATGTTGGTGACCGTTTTGCTACCGAATGCCGGAAAGCAGAGGCTGGTGAACGTGATGACCATATATACGGTACAGCAACTGATAAAGAAATAAAAGAACTACACAACGAAGGAATAGGAGTAATAGAGGTACCAGATGTCAAAGACAATTGAAACAATAGTATGGAGCAAAATGCAATGTCCTTATTGCGACATGGCTAAATCATTATTAAAACAAAAAAATATTGAGTTTGAAGAAAGAAAAATAGGTTCGGGTTGGACAATAGAACAACTTTTGGAATCTGTGCCAAATGTCAGAAGTGTGCCACAGATAATTTTGGATGGTAAGTACATTGGTGGGTATCAAGAACTTAAGGCTCATTTCGATAACGAAGGAAAATAATGTTAATAGAAAAAAATATAAGCGAGAATTCAATAGTTGCAATTAAAGTATCCACTGGAGAAGAAATGATTGCTAAATTAATTTCTCAAAACGAAGATTCAATCAAAGTAAAGAAACCAATGGCATTTGTAAGAATGCAACAAAGTATGGGGTTAATGCCTTGGATGGCAACTCCGGAACCTGATGCAGAATTATCTATTGATAGAAAATTTATCATGGTGCTTACAACCTGCGAAAAAACACTTGCAAATCAATACATAGAAACAACTTCAGGAATCAAGTTAGCAAAAACTGATTTAAATGTCTAAAGTCATACTTACAGATTGCGACGGAGTTTTGTTGCAATGGGAACAAGCCTTTCATGAATGGATGCAATTGAATGGCTTTGAACAAATTGGAAAAGGTCATTATGACATAGACATGATGTATCATCTTCCACAAGGATTTAGCAAAACATTAATTAAGATATTCAATGAATCTGCTTGGATGGGTTACTTAGATCCCGTGCCTGGCAGTGTTGAAACAGTCAAGAAATTGGCTGAAGAAGGGTACAAATTCACTGTTGTAACCAGTCAATCCACAGATGCAGTAGCAAACAAATTGCGTAAAAGAAACTTAATAGATCACTTTGGTGATGTTTTTGAAGATTTTGTATTTTTGGATACTGGACAAGGCAAGGTGGAGGCTTTATCAAAATGGAAAAGTTCAAATATGTTTTGGATTGAAGACAAGCCAGAAAATGCCTTTGCAGGTGCCACAGTAGGTTTGGTAGCATTACTACTTGACCTTCCGCACAATGCAGGCTATAATAGTGATAATAAACTACCTGTCAGAAGAGTAATGAATTGGCAGGAAATTTATAACGTTATAAAGGAGAAGAAGCATGGCAACACATGACGAAATCAAACAAGCCTACGAGGCTTACATCTCAGAGTCAGAAGCATTCGAAACGAAAGGTGTAAAAGCCGCGGCGGCTAGAGCCAGAAAAGCATTAGGCTTATTAGGCAAAGCGACAAAAGTAAGAAGAAAAGAAATACAAGAGAAGAAAAACTCAATGTAATTTTAAAACTCAAAGGGTGTTTCGGCACCCTTTGATTTCCCCCAAAATAATAAAAATTTAATAAATATTGACATATGGAAAGTACAGGAAAAATTAAATGGTACAACTCTGCTAAAGGGTTTGGTTTCATCACACCAGACAATGGAGGCAAGGATGTGTTTGTTCATGTGTCGGCGCTTAAGGCATCTAACCTAAAAGAGCTCACAGATGGTCAGGCTATATCTTATGAATTGGTAGAATTCAGAGGTAGAGAAGTAGCATCAAATCTTAAACTCATTGAAGTAAACGGCAACAAGTAAGCCAAATCTCCCATTGACATTTCTGAAAAAGTATGTTTTAATGATAGTATCGTTATGATTAAAACAAATAAAAACAAAATAGTAATATCAGATTTTCAACATTATTGGAAATCAGCAACCAAACACGGACATGAATTTACTTTCGCTCATGGCAAAAATTTTAAAGATGCAAAGGTGTTCACTGTTGAAGTAAGACATTCTGATAAGGTCAGAAATGCAGATGGTCGTTGGTCTCCAGTCAAAATCAAATAACTTGACATTTCAACCTAAATCAGTTTAAATACACTGTAGACGTTGAAGTGTGTGGAATAAACATTTAGGACGTCGGGGCAGTACCGACCACCTCCACCAAATCGTTCACGCAAAACACATTCTGGTGTGTGCTTTACGGGGGTGATATAGGTTCGACTAGTTGTATAAAGACACGTGGAGTTTACCGGGTGATTGCGTTATTGATCAAACTTATAAATGCAAAAGCATTTAAACCAGAAGTGACAGTTCCAGTCAGCACATTCGCTGATGCGGAATTGGTTGCCGCCTAATAATCGGCCACTTGGCGGAGAAGACTAGCCGGGCAACAGAAGTAGTCATGTGTGGGAGTTTCGGCTCCCACACTATAATCTTTTAGTAATCTTATTATTGCAATATAATGTTTTATCTTTTACCTGTATTAATCTAAATAATTGGTAGGAGATGTAATATGCGTACAGTAAAACAAAAGTCTTACTGGGCCAGGCTGAAACAGAAGGCACCTAAAGTTCCAGATTACACTTGTCCTACCATAGACGATGTGCTGGTAAGAATAGAAAAGTTTCAAAATAAAAACAAGGTGATCTCAGATTACCAGTGGAAACTTATTAAGAAAAGAATGGAGCAACTGAGAACAGATAATGATAAACTGCGTGAAAGCGGAATATATTGGTATGACGTTGCTAAAAAAGAACTTAAATAAAGTATGTGGAAGTTAATAGTTATAGTTTGTGTCTTAGGAAATCCATGTGTAATTATGGAGCAAGACCCACTTGTTTTTTACAAAACAAAAAGCGAATGTATGGCTAATGCTTCTGTTAAGCACGAAGAAGTAACCAACACATTTAAAGAGTACGGTTACCACATTGAAAACTCGCATTTTGACTGTGAACAGGACAAAAATAACGTATAAAAGTCAATAAAATAGCGGTAAATTTGCTCTTGATTTAATCCCCCAAATAATGTAAAATAAAGATACTATGGGAAGGTTACAGTCTAAAATAATTGATGCTTCTAAACAAAAGCCATCTACTGGCAGTAAAGTAAAAGCCATATTAATTAAGATTTTAATAGCGGCTTTGGTAGTTGTAGGAGCATATGGTTTTGGTACATTTAAGCCTAATCCTTGGGTAGTAAAAAGTATTCAACAAGAAGAAGATAAAAAGATGGTTGAACTTGCAAAAGAATTTGGTTTGCATGAACCAGACTTTACATTCCAAAATAATGCTGAATTTGTTACGTCAATGAACAAGTGCATAGATTATTTGAATTGGACTACTGCTTCTGACCAAAGGATTCCGAGAGATATTTTAGTTGCAATGGCTATTATTGAAAGTGCATATGGCACAAGTAGATTCGCAACAGAAGGCAATGCTTTATTTGGTGTAAGAACTTGGGACTTAAAAAATGTTGCACACATGAAACCTTTAGCAATACCTAATGCCAAATTTGGAGTTAAAAAGTACAAATCAAAATGTGAAAGTGTAGCAGATGTGATAGACATACTTAATAGGCATCCTGCATATGAAGAATTTAGAACAGAAAGATCCAAGCAATTAGATTCGGGTAATATAAATTATACCACTTTGGTAAATGGATTAAAGGCTTGGAGTACTAATGACCAATATTCAATCATAATATTGGACAAAATTAAAACACTGCAAACCAAAAAGTAATTTGACAATCCGACATAATTAATGTAGTATAATAACATGGGATTTATACAAACACCAGTAAGAAAAATTATGAAACGTAAATTACCTAACACACAATCTTTGCGTAAAGCAAGAGCAGATTACAGAGAATGGCTAAAGGAACGAGGACTAGATAAAATTAAGCCTAAGAAAAAATCTTCTGAACCACTTGTGATAGAACCAATTGAAGAACGTACAGGCGTTCCTATGGGCGACAAGGTTCCGGTAATGGAAAAAGGTGTTGGTAGTAAAAAAGCAGAAATGAGATACACAGGAAAAAGAAAGTTGATCGGTATTGCTACAATGCACAAAAGCAATCAAGTTCCTGTCTTTGCAGATGATGACGATGAGTCAGGTAGAAAAGCCGCAACAGAAATTACTCTAATGAAAGGTAACAAATGAACCTGTTAAAAATAGCAATATTAGTTTGCGGTCTCGCAATAATAGTTTTAAGTTACGTAATCTTTCAGCAACAATTAATGATTAATGATTTATATGCTGATTGGAATGATTTAATGGAGTTAATGATACAATGGTTACAGGACAAGGGAATAACGATTCCGGAGACTCAGGTAGAGATTTAGAAGAGTTATGGAACTTCGTTTGTTGGGATTGCAAATGGAGAGGCGTGGCTCAAGACCTGGACCAAGATGAAACACTAGAAGAATGGTGGTGTTGTCCAAGGTGCCATAGCCCAAACATTGAGGACGTGGGTTGGCATAAAGGCAATGAAAAATATAAAGGAGCAAAATGGACGTAGCAACAGGAATAGGATTTTTTGTATTTGGTAGTGTTGTTAGTGTGGTTGTATTGTATATATTATTAAAAGTGAGGCAGTACGATGACGATAAAAAAGATTAAAAAATGGCTCAACTTTGATTGGTTAAAAAAAGCAACATTGGTTGAACTTGATGAAGTTGATGTTTCTAAAGACCCGGTTAGACCAGAACTAGATATAAAATTCAGAACATCTTATGGAAGAAAAATTTATGGTCTAAAACATGATGACCAAATTAAGGCTGTGATGTGTTTTGCATTCACAAATGATGTGCCAAAAACTGTAGAAGAATTAGACATACTTTCTAAAGATGCATATCTACAAGCCACCCATAGAGCAGGAGTGCAAGGCAGTATTGCTATCGCATACACAGTTTGGAGTCTACAAAAAGGTGGTGGAAAGATGATTGTGGACGAAGTATTCAAAATGATCAAACAATCCAACCATTTGAATAGATTGGTAACACTATCTCCATTGACTGACATGGCGGCAAAATTTCATTTAAGAAACGGTGCAAAATTAATTCAAAAGAATGAAACTACCCAAAACTTTGAATATCTTGTTAAAAAGTAATTATTTTGGTAACATCAGTCTCAAAAATCCAATGTTTCCGCCGTTTTCTTTTGGTACATTAAACTTGACTATTTTGGCACTTTCTATTATAATAAGCACATACAAGGAGGCAAAATGAAAAACATTTTGAAATATGGAGCAATAGCACTTTTAGGAT